AACAAAGACGGCTGGTATCAGGCTATTGTTGAAATTGCGTATTATTCATTCACAGCGAGGCGTTGAAAATGATTAAAATGAACCACCCAAACAGCGAGGAGCCTATTAACGTGTTACCTCAAAAATTAGATGAAATGATTGATAAGGGCTACGTGGTAATTCCTAAACCCCTTAAAAAAACAGCATCTAAGAAGCTCGATAAACTGAGAAAAAAAGAGGCTAAGTAAATGGCAGCATTAACGATATACACATCAGATTTAGACGGGGTTGTGGCTACCTATGTAGCGGCAGCAGGCGGCGGAGATACTTTCGCTAATAATGGGGCTACGATGCTGCATATTAAAAATGCAGACGCATCACCCACTACAGTCACGGTCACAGCAATATCAAGTTGCGATCAAGGTACATTACATAATTCCGTTACGGTAGTAGCAGCAGGAACAGAAGCATTTATAGGTATTTTTGGTAAAAAACGATTTAACGTAGTTTCAACGGGCGCGGCATCCGTGTCTTACTCAAATACAACGTCTGTCACGGTGGCAGCAATCAAAGGAGAATAAAGATGGCTAATATCTCAGGCAACTCTGGAAAAGTCGAAGTTGGCGCAAACACAGTCGCGGAAGTCTTATCATTCAGTCTAAGCGAAGGCGTTAGCGTGATTGATGACACGATTATAGGTGATGCGGCAGATACGCATATTGTCGGCACAACTAACTGGTCTGGCTCAGTCTCATGCTTTTGGGATGATTCAGACACAAACGGTCAGGAAGCTATGACAATCGGGGCAAGTGTCACATTGCACTTAGTCCCAGAAGGCGCAGGAACCGGAAACATTGATTTTAATGGCACAGCTTCAATCACGGGCATTGAGCGAAGCGCGGCTAATAACTCAATAGTAACGGCTAACTTTACCTTCCAAGGAACCGCCGCATTAACTAGAACAGTATTATCGTAATGGATTATAAAGACTTATTTACTGCTGAATCTCATGGCAATGGCGCAGAAATGCAGGTAAAAGATCGTGATGGCGTTTTGCTTGATATGTTTATCACTGTTGCTGGTGCTGACTCTAAGGTTTTCAGAAAAGAGTTGCGCGAGTTAAACAGAAAAGTAATATCAAACAGGGATGCCGATGCCGGAGATTTACGGGCTGAATCTTGCGCCGCCATATCATTTGGGTGGCGTGGGTTTATGGACGGGGAGACTGATGTTGAATTTAGCAAGGAGCTAGTTGAGCAGCTTTATAAAGAAGCCCCTTTCATAATGGATCAGGTTGATGCTTTTGCAAATAAGAATGAAAATTTTACGAAGGGCTAAAAAAGGATTTATTAGCCTATGCGGAATGGGTTTTTTATGCTTATGGCCGCGATAAAGGCGCTGACTTAACTAGGTTAGAAGTCTGGAATAGAATAAAGGAAAGCACCGGAAAGGAGTCTACAGAATTACAAAATAAGCCGTACCTTGACGATAAGGCAGTTTATTTGTGGAATCTGTATCAAGAAGTAAAGCGAGGCAGTGAAGGTCTTAGTTATGCCGACCTTGACGCTTATAACCGAGTAAACGGGATTGAGTTAACGCATTTAGAGGTTTCAATAATGTTTGATTTAGAAATGCTAAGGAAATCAGATGGCTGAGGACATCGCAAGACTCGGTATAGAAATTAATTCTAAAGATATTCTTAAGGCTACTAAGCGCCTTGATAAACTCGAATCGCAGTCAAAGCAAAATGTAAAACAGAATAAAAAGCTGGGGACTTCGTTCAAGTCTCTGGGTGGCATCATTGCGGGTATCGGGTTTGGTGCAATCATAACAAGCGCAATGAAAACGGCAGCCTCTTTCGAGTCTATGTCCGTATCACTTGAAACGGTCACAGGTAGCGCAGAAAAAGCTACTATGGCAATGGCAGGCATTACTGAATTTGCTAAAAATACACCTTTCCAAGTATCTGAAATAACCGATGCCTTCATTAAGTTAAAGGCGTTAGGCATAGCGCCAACGGAAGCTAACCTAAGGAGCTTCGGAAACACATCAAGCGCAATGGGTAAATCGCTCAATCAAATGATTGAAGCTGTTGCTGATGCTGCCACAGGCGAATTTGAGCGCCTCAAAGAATTTGGGATAAAGTCCAGAAGCCAAGGCGATAACGTCACCTTTACTTTTCAGGGTATATCGAAAACCGTTAAAAAGAACTCTAAAGAGATAACGGGCTATTTAGAAGATATCGGTAGAACTAATTTTGCTGGAGCGATGGAAAAGCAAATGGATACCGTTAATGGAAAAATATCCAACTTAGGCGATTCATTCGACCAGTTAGCCGTAAAGCTTTTCCAAGATAATACGGGAGGAAAAGGGCTGCTTGATTACGCCATAAACGCCGTTGATTTCTTAACCGAAGGATTGACCGATGTTAGAGTAGGGCTTGTTAATTCAATGTCGTCAGTTGATGTGTTTTTTGCGGAGGCCGGAGCAAGCGCAGAGATATTCAAAGAGCATATAGCTGCACTTTGGCAAACAGGCGAACAAACGCGAGAAAATATATTTAACATAGAAAAGAGAGTCGAGGCAGAAGTAAAAGGTTTTGAGGATGCTGCGGAAGCCTACGCCGCAGCGGAAGAAAAAAAGCGAGAAGCTAAAGGCGACTTAGATGCTGGTGGCGAAATAAGTTTAGAGCAGAAAATTGCTTTAAAGGAAGCTGAAAACGATGCTTTATTCGAGTTAGAGACAGACCGGTTATTTAGGCAGATTGATTTAGACGATCAACTGCTAGAAGAAAACCAGACTTACAGAGACAAACGCCTTGCTCAAGAAATGGATTATTATGATCGCCTTTATGACTTGGAAACCGGATCCCAGCAAGCCGCTTCCGATTTCGCTAGAGCACTTCGAGACGGCGATACAAAAGCTGCGCTTGATAATGGCTCGGCTATGCTTTCAAATGCCGCAAAACAATCTAAAGAAGGGTTTGAGCTTCAAAAGGCTTTCTCTCTCGCTAAGGCAATCACAACCCTGCCGTCTGCCGTTATGCAGTCATATGACAACGGCGGCGGCTATCCTTATGGTTTAATCCCTGCTGGACTAATGCTGGCGGCGGGGTTAAGCCAGATACAATCCATTAACTCATCGAGTTTCGGCAGTAAATCAAGCACATCCAGCGTGGGGCGTGGCAGCACATCACCTTCTGCACCTGTGGCAAGCGGTCTACCTGCTGGATCAACAGCTCTGCCTGATGCGACTGAAATACAACCACAAAGAGTCAGCATCACTTTAAATGGGGCGGGATATTCCCGTGACGATGTGAGGGAATTAATTGATAGCATTAATGAAGAGTTAGGCGATGGCGTAACTATGGAGGCCGCGTGACATCATATGTAGGTCTTACAAATTTAGTTAAGTCTGGCACTGTAACGGTGACATCCGAGGCGACAGGTTTTGAAAAGGAAAACGCCCAAAGCTATAAAACCTCATCATGGTGGCAAGCAGGCGCAGCGGGTACTGTTTACTTCACTATTGATATGGGCGCAAACGCTACCGTCGATTCATGGGGGATAGTAGGGCATGATTTAGTTGATAACTCGGGCACAATTAAACCTCAGTACAGCACAGATAATTTTGCTGCTGATACTAACGATCTAGATACCGTTCAAACACCATCCAACAAAGCGGCTATTTTTAGAAAAGTAACAAGCAGGAATGTCCGCTATTACCGCTTTGAGATAGCGAGTACGAGCGTTGCTTCATTCATTGCTAATTTTTATCTAGGCGTGGCTTTGGCTTTACCTAAAGGGATGAGTTCAGGCTTTTCTCCAGCTAACCTTAACCGAGACAGAATGGTATTTAACAACATGTCTGTGGGAGGCAATTATTTAGGCCGCGTCCTTATCCGTAAAGGTGCGAAAGTAATGATTCAGCAAAAGAATATAACTAGGACATGGATAGACGCTAACTGGACTGGCGTGGCAGACCATGTTGAATTATATCCTTTTTACTTTATCTGGGATCAAGAAACATTCCCCGCAGAAGCGGCGTACTGTATGGCTAATGAAATAACATATCCAAAATATCAAGATAATATATATCTTAATTTCGACTTAGATTGCGTGGCTCTTTATGACGTATGACACTAAGAGAATAGAGGATGGACGAATACCCGTGACCGTTGTCGAGTTAGATTTAGACACGTGTGCGGAAGTGTATGGCGTTGCACCTTGTACGGCCTCTGGATCGGCTGGATCTGAATGTTACAACACATACAAGACGTGCCAAGATGTCGCTAATTATAATAAGACAACAAAAACATACAGGTTTTATCAGCCTATAAGTAGTTGGCCTATCGGTCAGGTAGGGTATCCATGCATAAAAGGAACCCCACGGTTTACTCCATGCAAGATTGATCCTAAAGGATCTTTAGGGAGGCGTGGAGTCGCCACGATTAAAATGCACGACTTCACTGATGATGACTTATTTACCGATCCATATGTCGCAACACGAAGCTATACGCCTGAATTACAAGGCACGTTTTTTGGCAAACTAAAGTCGAGAACCCCGTACTATAAGGGTCGGCTGATGAGGATTAGACAGGGGTATATAGGCGATCCTTTCTCGTTTGATGATTTTGAAGACAGATGATTTTGAAGACAGACTTTATGTTATTGAAACGATTGATTACGATCAAGCTGGTGAGGTAAAGATAACCGGCAAAGACTTATTGAAGCTCGCCGACGATAAAAAAGCGGTTGCCCCAGCAGTCAGCACCGGCACTCTATCTGCTAATTATACAGCGGGAACCACCACTTTAGTGCTGCAAACTGGGGAAGGCTCAGACTATGATTCAGCCGGTAGCGTTGCGATAGGTAGTAATGTATTGCTTTATACGTCCGTATCGGGTG